TTTACTAACCCAGAAATATCCTTCATATATAATTTATTAAGAGATGCTAATGTAGATGTACAGAATGAAGGCTGGCACTTCAATACAGAAAAGCATGTTAAATATACACCAGATTCAGATAATAAGATAGCTGTAGGTAGTGATATTCTAAAGATGGATGTTACTGATGGTTGGTCTAAAAAACATTATGATGTAGTAAAAAGAAATGGTTACTTATATGATAAGTATGACCATACAGATGAGTGGGATGATGTTACAGAAATGTATCTAGACATTACTCGTCTACTTAGCTATGTTGATATACCTGAAGTATTCAAAAGATATATAGTATATAAAGCTTCTACTAGAGCTGCTACACAACTAGTAGGTAATCCACAGTTAGCTAGATTACTAGCTCAACAAGAGGGCTTAGCTAGAGCTACCTGCTTAGAGTATGAATGTAATCAAGGTAATCATAGTATGTTCAACTTCCCTGAAGATTCATCCTTTACTACCTTCCAACCATGGAGGACGCTTAGAAGATAATGGCATCAATTACACAAAGTATACCAAACTATACAGGTGGTATATCTGAACAACCAGATGAAAGAAAGTTTCCAGGTCAGGTAATTGATTCAATTAATGCTATACCAGATGCTACTTATGGATTATATAAGAGACCTGGATCTAAACGTGTAGGTACCGCACCATTAACTTCTGTAGCTTCTGGTGGGTCTTGGTTCCACTACTATAGAGATGAGACAGAAGGATCTTATATAGGACAAGTAGAGACAGATGGTACATTGAATGTCTGGAGATGTTCTGATGGTACTAAGATGACTACAGCTTATGGTACTGGTGGAGAATCAGCTATTAAGACATACCTATCTGCTTCTAATACAGAAGACCTACAATTCCTAACTATCAATGATACTACATTTGCTAATAATAGAGATACAACAGTAGCTACTACTGGTACTACTGATGCAGCATCTGATACTCATTATGCATATGTAGAGATACTTAGAACAGAAAATGGTAGACAATATGCTCTTAATGCATATAGTGGTGAAGGTACTACTAACTTAACTAGAGCTACTAGATTAAAAATTCAATCAGATACTTTAGCAGAAGGTGGTGGTACTGGATCATGCCCTGGTATAGGTACACAAGTATTTAGTGTTGATAGTGGGTCAAAAAAGAATCTTATATTCCGTATCACAGCTTTAGGACAGCAAGGGCTTTTACATAGTGAAGATGATACAAATGATATTCAACCACAACACGGCTTATACAGCTGTTCATATAATAGACAAGTACAGTTATTACATGGTGGAGAAGGTTGGTCAGATGGAGACACAGCTACAGTTACTTTAGATCAAGCTAAAACAAGTTATAACTATACAGTAGAAGTTGAAGATGATGAAACTGTAGCCACTAAAGCTGATATAAAAGCAGTACGTCCAGCACCTACACCATTCGATGCTGATTCAGCTGTAACTATTGATACTATTATTGGTGGTATAGTTACAGAATTATCAGGTACTGGTATCACATGTACGGTTATCGGTAACGGTATCTACATGACTAAGAGTAGTGCTTTTCAAATAGAAGTACTTGACCCAGATTTAATGAGGGTTATGCAAGGCTCTATTAATGAAGTATCTAATCTACCTGGTCAATGTAAAGATGGTTATATAGTTAAATTAACTAACTCTCAAGACTCACAAGATGATGATTACTATCTTAAGTTTGAAGGTACTAATGGTAAAGATGGTCCTGGTACATGGGTAGAATGTGCAGAACCTGGTATAGTTAAAAGCTTTGATGTATCAACTATGCCTCATGTAATACAGCGTACTGGTACTACTGAATTTACTGTTAAACAATTCTCATATCCTGATAGGGGAGTAGGAGATGATAATACTAATCCTATCCCTAACTTTGTTGGGAAAAAAATTAATAAGGTTTTATTCTTCCGTAATCGTCTAGCATTCTTAGCTGGTGAATACGTTGTAACATGTCAACCTGGTACATTAGGTGCTCCTGACTTTTGGTCTAAAACAGCTTTAGTAGTTAGTGCTGTAGATCCTATCGATATATCTAGTAGTTCTATGTTCCCATCTGATTTATATGATGGTATAGAAATAACTGCTGGGTTATTAGTATTTAGTAGTAATCAACAATTCTTATTATCTTCTGATGATACTATATTAAATCCTGATACTGCTAAGTTAAGAAGTGTATCTACATATAATTATAATGTAAATATGCCTCCTATATCTACAGGAGTGGCTGTAGGATATATAGATAACTCTGGTAAGTTTAGTAGATTTAATGAGATGACTAATACTTCTAGAGAAAATCCTCCAGTAGTAGGTGAGACTAGTAAACTTGTACCAGCATTATTACCTAAAGATTTAGATTTAATAACAAATTCTAGAGAAAATTCTATCATATTATTTGGTAAAACTAATTCAGATATTGTATATGGATATAGGTATTTAAGACTAGGTAATGAACTAAAGCAATCTGCATGGTTTACATGGAAAATAAATAACCCTATCAAGTATCATTTTATTATAGATGATGAATACTACTTCTTAGATACTGATAATTTTTTACAGAAAATAAATTTAATACAAGATGATGATCCAAACTTTGATCAAGATAATGAAAACTATATCATTCATTTAGATAACTGGACTACTGTTGGTAATGGATCCTATAACTCTTCTACTAAAGTAACTACATTTGCTAATCAATCTGATTGGATAGATCAAGTAACATCACCTAATGGTGATCTCGTTCTAGTTGATTTAGATACTGGTTCTACAAGAATAGCTAGGTATGCTAAATGTACTGTAACTAATACAGATGACTTTACAGTACCTGGTGATTGGTCTACTGGTACACATTACATAGGTTATTTATATGACTACCAAGTAGACTTCCCTAAATTCTATGTAACTCAACAGCAAGGGCAAAGTATTAAATACGATGCTTCTGCATCAGTAGTATTACATAGAGTTAAACTAAACTTTGGTAAAGTAGGTTTATATTCTACTACTATTAAAAGATTAGGTAAAGCTGAGTATACAGAAGAGTATGAATCAGCAACACTAAATGAATATAATGTATCTGATGCACCTTATGTAGATGAAGATTCAGTTACTATACCTATATATGATAGGAATATAAATACAGATTTAATTTTAAAATCAACACACCCAGCTCCTGCTACCTTGATATCGTCGTCTTGGGAAGGAGATTATACACCCAAGTATTATAGACGTGCCTAATTATATCCATCCTGCAACAATAAAGGCTGCCCTAGAGGTAGCCTCTAATTTACGTCCAGAAGACCGTAGAGAGCTCGAAGAAGGCCACGGTACAAATGTATTCAAATACTTCTTACGAGTCTCTCAAGACCCCACAAACGTGTGGTTTGAGGTGCCTAACGGCAAGACTGCTGGTATGGCTGGAGTAAGTAAAGAAGGAAACATTTGGATGCTTTGTACTCCTGCAATTCTGGAGTACCCATTAACATTCGCTAGAGAAGCTAAAAGGTTTGTAGATAGTAGAACCGAACCTTTACTATGGAATATAGTTGATAAGCGAAATACTGTACATTTAAAACTACTGAAATTTTTAGGTTTCAAATTCTTAAGAGAAATAAGACATGGACCTAATAACTTAACCTTTATAGAATTCGCAAAATGTGTCAATCAATGGAAAAAGCCCGCGCAGAAGGGCAACAGGAAATAGATGAGGCTAATTGGCAATCGAAGAAAAACCTCATTTCTATCAGAGAAACAACAGCTGATGTAAAATTATCTGATGCTTTAGTTAAGAAAACTAAAAGAGATGCTGATGTTAGATATGGTGCATTAAAGATTGCTAAGAATGTAAACAAGTTTAAAGAGTATGCTACTAGAGCTTCTGCAGGTTTCTCGAAGGTAGCAGGTACAAGCTCAGGTGCTTCTAACATATCTAATAGAGCTAATAGAAATAAGTATAATGCAGTTCTTGCTATGGTAGCTCAGAAAGCAGCTATAGCTGAAGAAACAGGTGGTCAAATATTAAGAAGAAAATATAATGAGAACCAAGCTATATACCAAGCACAAGTAGCTAGATCTTTAGAAAACTTTATACCTCAAGCTGGTAGTCCTGGTAGATTCTGGGCTGATCAAAGTCAGTTTATGAGAGGATTAAATACTGTAGGACAAGTAACTAATATAGCAATGGGTATACCTACTAGAGGATTTGGCGACGGCGCTCTTTATAATATATTTGGAGGAAAGATATCATGACATCATCATTTCCTAAACCTTCTCTCGACCTAATCGTAGGTGACAGAGAAAGAGAATTAAAACAGAATACAT